AAGACAAGCAATATCAGCATCATCATTTGATACTAATAAGATTGCAAGTGGATTTGATTTGATATTAAATGTAATTGAAAACGGAACATCGGTTCTACCAACAATTATATCAAATACATCAGCAAGTATTAAGGTAACTAACACACCACAATTAATAAGTGGAAGTGCGGCTGGAAGATTGCAAGGTAAATTAATATCAGCATCTTTATCTTTGGTAATTGATGTGTTATTAAGTAATGGTACAAGCTCAATTGGATTTAAACCATCAACATACCCGATAGCAAATTCAAATGCAAAGATAAATTCAGCATATAATCTATTGGTAAGTAACTCTAAATTTATAGTTGATGAAACTATTGCTTATATGAGTTCATCTTGGAGTGGATTTGATTATACACAAAGTAAATGTGAAAGAGATTTGACAGGAATCCTTAGTGGTTCTGCATTTGACCTTTTATATGGTGGTAATTCCGCATCTTTATTTAATGGTAAGTTCTATTTTGATTTCCCATCTCAAGCTACTGGTTCACAATTAGACCAAACAATTACCGCAATCAAATACGCAAGTGGATTGGCTGAAAAGGTTGTATTGAATACTCCGTTTACACATATATCGGCATCAATTAACCAACCAACATCAGCATCTTGGAATTCATTAAGAAATAACAAAGCATTTATACAAAGTGAATCAATTGCTTATCTATCTTCTTCTTGGAGTAACTTTGATTATAACGAAACTACATGTAAGAGAGATATTGGATACATTATAGATGCAGTAGCAACGGATTTACTATATGGTGGTAATGAGAGAAGTGTTGTAGCTGGAAGATACTATTATGATTTCCCATCTCAAGCTACAACCGCACAATTAGAACCAACATTGACTGGTGTAAGATATGCAAAAGGAACGGCTATGAACGTAGTGGTTAATAAGCAGATATTTACAGCATCTTTGGAAGTTCAATACGCATACGATTTAATAAAAGCTAACAAACTATTCATACAAAGTGAAAGTGTTGCATTTGTAAATGTTAAATACCCTAACTTAGATTATAGTGAAAGTAAATGTTATAGAGATTTAGGATATATCATCGATGGTGTAGCAACTGATTTATTATATGGTGGTAACGAAAGAAGTAGAGAGAATGCGGATTACTATTATCAGTTCCCATCTCAAGCTAATGGGTCTGGTTCGCAAGTTGTAGAAACGGTAGAAGCAATTAAGTACGCAGCTAGAATAACAACGGCATCTATTAGTAGTACATTAATACCAACGCCACAAATTATACCTAATACGTTGGCAAATATTAAAGTAACAAACGCTAACCAATATATTTCAGCATCATCGGCAACATCTACTGAAGCAACAATACTATCAGCATCAATTGCTATTGTAACAAACATAATTGCTAACGGAACTGGTTCAGCAATAGTATCGGCATCATTGAGTTTACCAACTTCATCTTATACAACTCCGGTAAGTAATGATAATAGATGGATTGCATACGGAATACTAAAAAATAATATTTCATTCATACAGGATGAAACTATTGCATATTTATCATCATCTTGGTCAACTGCATCTTACGATGAAAGTAAGTGTAGACGTGATGTGGGCTTGATTATAAGTGGGGCAGCTGAAGATTTAGTATTCAACTCAAATTCAGCATCAGTAGTAAATGGTAGATTTTATTATGACTATCCATCACAAGCGCAAGGAGCTCAATTAAATCAAACTATTGATGGAATAAACTACGCAAGTAAGTTAGTACAAAAAGTAATTCAAAATGTAAATTATGTAACGGCATCAGCAGTTGTATCGGCATCATACGCATTGATAAGAAACAATAGACAGTTTATTCAAAATGAAACTATTGCGTATCTATCTTCTTCTTGGAGTACGGCATCTTATGATGAAGTAACTTGTAAGAGAGATGTTGGTCATATCATAGATGCAGTTTCTACGGATTTATTATATGGTGGAAATGAAAGAAGTACAAACGCTGGGGTATTCTATTACTTATATCCATCACAAGCGCAGGGTGCACAATTACAACCAACATTGACAGGTGTTAAATACGCAGGACAAACTTCTAAGAATGTAGCTGCATCATTAACATTTGTTACAGCATCACAATTGGTATCAGCATCGGTTAATTTGTTGAGAAAAAATAGAGAGTTTATACAAAATGAAACACTAGCTTACTTAACTGCTAGCTGGAGTACATTTGAGTATGATAAAGATAAGTGTAAGAGAGATACTGGTTATATATTAGATGGCGTTACTACGGATTTATTATATGGTGGTAATGAGAGAACTGTATTGAATGGTAAATTCTATTACGAATATCCATCTTTAGCAATAGTTGAAGGTGATGGTGATGGTGTTGGACAATTAGGACAAACAATTGATGGTATAAATTACGCAGGTAGAATAGCACAAAAGATTGCACAAAATATACAATTTGTAACTGCATCATTACAAGCATCAGCATCATTTGATTTATTAAGAAAGAATAAATCATTTGTGGCAGCTGAAACTATCGCTTATGTAAGTTCTTCTTGGAGTGGTGTATATTATAACGAAGCAACTTGTAAGAGAGATGTTGGATATCTAATAGATGCGGCAGCAACGGATGTATTATATGGTGGACAAGAAAGAAGTGTGATAGCAGGACAGTATTATTACTTATATCCTTCTAACGCAATCAATAAGGGTGTACCATCAACTCAAAATCAATTAGACCCAACTCTTACTGGTATTAGATATGCTGGAAAGTTATCTAAAAAAGTAGTAATCAATCCAACTTATTTAGAACCATCTGCATCTTTAATAACAACAGCAAAATTATTGACAGATAACAAAACGTTAATACAAAAAGAAACTATAACATTCTTATCTTCTTCTTGGAGTAACTTAAAATACAATGAAGCAAGTTGTAGTAGAGATTTGGGATTTATCATAGATGCAATTAGAACTGACTTAGTTTATGGTGGTAATGAGAGAAGTATTGAAGCAGGTTCATACTATTACAAATTCCCATCAGTAGCAATTGTGGAAAGTTATGGTGATAATAATGGACAAAAGAAACAAACGGTAGATGGTATTAACTTCGCAAGAGGATTATCAGAAAAGATAGTAGCAAATACTCTATTAACTTATTTAGCACCGTCTACTAAGAGAAGACAAGCAGCTGAAAGATTGAAAGCTGGTAAAGAAGAATTAAAACAAAGAGCAATTGGATACACAAATGGAGCTTTCCCATATTTAGTATATAATGAGGCAAGTTGTTCACGTGATACTGGATTTATTGTAGATGCGTGTGTTACTGACTTATTGTATGGTGGAAACGAAAGAGGAATTAGAGCAGCATCTTCATACTACGATGGCCAATACGGAAGTGCGGTGGTGGTTACTAGAGACCAATTAGTGGAAACATTAGAAACTAATAGATATCTAAGAACTAGAGCAGAATTTATCGCAGCAGGAGCACCATTAGAATCATTTGGTTCTCTAATTGTGGCAACTGGTATTGACTACTCTTATAATGGTAGTGGTGTGACATTTAAAGCACTTCCTCCAAATCAGGGTGGTAGTGGTGTTCCAAATCCTGATTTTGAAATTACCGAATTGGGTGGAGGTAGAATCTTCTTCACATCGGGTAATCAGGATGGTGACTTTAGAATTGGTACGGGATTAAGTATTAATCAGGCAACTGGTACTCTTGTGGGTAGAACATTTAGTAAATCTCTATTCTCATTAGTAACTCCGTTCTCATTGGCACTACAAATATAAAAAAGAAAATAAAAAATAAAAAGAAATGGCAGAAGTTTTTATACCGTTAAATCGATTCCAGTCAGTTGTAACAGGACTGACTGGTGAACCTGATGAAATATATACAACTCCGGTGGGGGTATCATCAATTGTGTTATCTTGTCAAATTACAAATAATAGTTTGGTAACACAACCTGTTACTATATTTGTAACATCAAATAAAGAAATACCTGTACCTCAATTTGGTAATGTATATAGTGGTAGTGGATTTGTAAGTTCTTCTGTATCTTTATCAAATTTTAGTGGTAGTTTTTCTAGCGCATCTTTATTATTAAATGCAAATAGACAATTTTTAAGAAAAGAAATAGCAGCATACACTCAAAATCAAAATAATTTATCAGAAACGCCATTTGTATTTATATCTGATTACTTTGAGCAAAATACTTTAGATGATGTGGATGCAATCAAATATGATATTGCGAATAATACAACAATTAGAACAAACAAAGCAGCAAAAGCATACTTTGATAAAAATGGTAAATCTCTTATAGATTCAACTGAATACTCAGCATCTTTATTTGCTTTAGATTATTTAAAAGTATTATCTAATCAAATTATAAAAAACCAATCAACAACTGGTTCGGCTGATTCACCATTGTTATTTCAAAGTGGTGTTACTCAATCTGTACTAACTGGATTTACAAATGGTACTGAAGCTGGAATATCTGCATCTATATATCTTGTAAATTCTTTAGTGGATGTAATTAAAGAAACTATTGAAGCTCCTGTTTTTACTGAACAAGAAGCTGTAAGATTAGTTACTAATGTTACAATACCACCAGCGGATTCGCTTTCTCCCGTAGTTTCTGGTAAATTAGTATTAGAAGAAACATACGGATTCATTGTTTCGGGCTCAACTGAATTAACTGTAGTTCTTTCTTTGCTTGAAAGTGCGAATGAATAAGTGATATTATCTTTGGGTAATATTTATAAGGGATTCATTATATTTATAAAAAAGCTGGAAAGTAAAGAATGGCAATTAGTAATCTATTAACGGGTAGGGTAAGGGTAATTTCACCCAAAAATGTAACACAAGATAGGTATCAGTTTTTAGATTTATCTCAAGCTGAACCGAATTTAGGTGTCCCAAATTTCTCAGCATCTCTTTCTGGTTCTCCAGCTATTGTAGTTTCAGATGACCAAGGTAATAGAGGATTTGTAAGAAGTTTAGATTTAGATAGGGTAACTGGACAATTTACTGGTTCATTTACTGGTAGTGCCCAATCTTTAAGTGGTAGTTTTACTGGTTCTTTTACTGGTTCTTTTGGTGGAGATGGTTCACAATTATTTAATTTACCTGAAGCACGAATTATAGCAAGTGGTTCGGCAACGGCATCTTTTAAGCAAGGCGATTTAGTAATCAATACAAACACTAGAGTTCAAGGTGACCTTTATGTTGATGATACAATTTATGCAGAAACTATAATTGTAAGTTATATATCATCATCAATAATTTATTCATCGGGTTCAAATATTTTTGGTGATAGATATGATGATAGACAAGAATTTACTGGATCTGTATTAGTAAGTTCATCCATTATTGTAAATGATATAACTGCATCACAATCAATTAGTAGTTCATTTACAGGTTCTTTCTTTGGAGATGGTAGAGATATATTTAATTTACCACAAGCTACAAGATTATCAACCGGTTCAATAACCGCATCAGTAACACCTGAAGATGGATTTAGAGTACTTTCAATAGAGAAGGGTTCAACTTTTACAGGTTCCCTTTTTGTAAGTGGAAATATAACCATACCATCTGGTAGTGGTTTCTTTAGTGGTAGTGGTGAGGGATTATTTAACATCCCACTTTCGGCACTTAATATAGATTCATTAGTAGCAAATAAAATAGCAAGTGGTAGTGTAACGGCATCTGTTTCACCTGTATTTGGATTTAACGTAAACTCATTAGCAAGTGGTTCTACTTTTACTGGTTCACTTTTTGTAAGTGGAAACGTTGTAATACCATCTGGTAGTGGTTTCTTTAGTGGTAGTGGTGAGGGATTATTTAATATACCATTATCAGCACTTAATATTGATTCGTTAGTATCAACTGAATTAGCTAGTGGTAGTGTAACCGCATCAGTATCACCTAATTTTGGATTTAAAGTAGAATCACAACAAAGTGGTTCTCAACTTAGTGGTTCGGTTAATATTAGTGGTAGTTTATTCGTATCACCATTTAGTGGTTCGATACAATTGGCATCTGGTTCATCTTATTATGGAGATGCTCAATTCCTAAGAAATATACCTCGTTCAGCATTAACCGAAGATGCATTAATATCTACGGAAATAAAATCAGGTTCAGTAACCGCATCGGTTTCACCTGATTTTGGATTTAAAGTAGAAACTCCATTTACTGGTTCTCAATTTGGTTCTCAATTTACTGGAAGTATTGATGTTAGTGGAAGTGTAAAGGCATTCTCATTCATTGGAGATGGTTCTCAATTAACAAACGTACAAGCTGCAGTAGCTCCAAAAATAGAGTCTGGTTCAGTAACGGCATCAGTATCACCTAATTTTGGATTTAAGGTAGAATCTCAAACAAGTGGGTCCCAATTTACGGGTTCTATTCAAATTAGTGGAAGTGTATTTATTCCGTCTGGTAGTGGTTTTTTTAGTGGTAGTGGTGAGGGGTTATTTAATATACCATTCACATCATTTACAGGAGATGCTTTTAGAATAGCAAGTGGTAGTGTAACGGCATCAGTATCACCTAACTTTGGATTTATAGTTAAATCAGAAGAAAGTGGTTCTCAATTTACAGGTTCTCTTTTTGTAAGTGGGGGCAGGGGTATAGAATTGACCTCCGGTTCATCTTATTCTGGAAGTGGTGCAAGACTATTTGATATACCACGATCAGCACTTACTCCGGATGCACTCCTATCAAATTTAATAGCTAGTTCTAGTGTAACGGCATCCGTAACTTCCGATTTTGGATTTAGAGTACAATCCATAGAAAGTGGTTCGCAATTTACAGGTTCACTTTTTGTAAGTGGTGCTAGGGGTATTGAGATAGCATCGGGCTCATCTTACTCTGGTAGTGGTGCTAGATTATTTGAAATACCCATTAGTGCAATTGAAGATTTAGACCTTTCAAGAATTGGAAGTGGGTCTGTAACCGCATCAATTACACCAAATAATGGATTTAGAGTAAATTCGTTCTCAACCTTTACAGGTAGTATGCTTATATCAGCATCCGCAACGTATTTACCAACATCATCAATACAAACTGTATTTAATGTAACAAATAATGGTAGTATTTCATACACTTTTGATGGAGCGGCTATTAATGCAAACCCAACATTATTTTTAGTAAGAAATGTAACTTATACATTCAACTTAAATGCAAGTGGCCACCCATTTTATATAAAAACAATACCATCTACTGGAACTACAAATGTATATAATACAGGTGTAACTAATAATGGTGATGATAATGGTGTAATTTTATTCACACCAACATCCGAAACACCGAATACTCTATATTATAATTGCCAATTCCATTCTTTGATGGGTGGAATAATCAATATAGTTGATGGAATTTTACAAAGAGGGCCCGATGTTGTTATAACCGGTAGTTTAAATGTTAGCGAAATTGTTAGAGCTAGAGAATTTACTGGTTCATTTAGTGGTTCATTCTTTCAAGGAGATGGTTCTGGCTTGTTTAATATACCTCGTTCTGCATTAACTGAAGATTCATTTAGAATAGCAAGTGGAAGTATAACTGCATCGGTAACACCCCAATTTGGATTTAGAGTAGAATCTGCAACCGTTGGTTCTGAATTTACTGGTTCAATTGATGTAAGTGGTTCGGTAATTGCATCGGCTGTAGCGGCTGTATCAATGAGTGCATTCGATATAAGCGGTTCATTTGTTGGTGATGGTAGTAGATTAACAAACATTATAATACCACCATTAGAGACAACGCAAATAGCTAGTGGTAGTGTAACAGCATCAGCTGAACCTGATAAAGGTTTTATAGTAAAATCAGCACAATTTGGTTCACAATTTACGGGTTCAATATTTGTAAGTGGCAGCAGAGGTATTGAATTAGTTTCTGGTTCATCTTACTCTGGAAGTGGTGCTAGATTATTTGATATCCCAAGAACAGCATTAGCACCAGATGCATTAGATACTAATAGAATTTTATCTGGGTCTGTAACCGCATCCGTAACACCTCAATTTGGATTTAGAGTAGAATCTACCGAAAGAGGTTCACAATTTAGTGGCTCTTTATTCCTAAGTGGTTCAGTATTTTTAAGAACAGGTTCATTTAGTGGTAGTGGTAGACAATTATTTGATATACCAATTGCTGCACTATCTGATTTAGATACATCAAAAATATTTAGTGGGTCTGTAACTGCATCTGTATCTCCTAATTTTGGATTTGTAGTAACATCTGTTGCTAGTGGTTCTATATTTAGTGGAAGCTTGGTAGTAAGTGGTAGTTCTAACTTTAGAATGGGTGTATCAGCATCCGTATTTAGTGGTAGTGGTGCTGGTTTAACCGATATTCCATTTTCTGCACTTTCTCAAGAATTATTTAGAATTGCAAGTGGAAGTGTAACTGCTTCCGCATTAGCTGATAGAGGATTTGTTGTTGAATCGGTAGCTAGTGGTTCAAGAATTACTGGTAGTGTTGCAATTACAGGAAGTTTAAGAGTAACTGCAACATCTGGTTCTTTAATATTAGATTCATCATCTGCGTATTTTGGTGAAGGTACTTATTTAAGAAATATTCCTAGAAATGCTCTTAGTGAAGATGCATTAATATCAACTGAAATCAAATCGGGTTCGGTAACGGCATCGGTATCACCTAATTTTGGATTCATAGTAAAATCTGCCGAAAGTGGTTCTGAATTTACTGGTTCGGTTGATGTAAGTGGAAGTGTGACCGTAAAAAGTGGTTCATTCTTTGTAGGTGATGGTAGATTCCTTAACAATATTACACTTGCCAATTTAGCAATTGATTCAACAAAAATATTTAGTGGAAGTGCAACGGCATCTATTTCACCAACCGAAGGATTTGAGGTAAATACTCACTCTAGATTTGATGGTAGTTTTATTGTATCTTCGTCTGGAAGACCTACTCCTTCTTATTTAATAGATAATGTATTTTTAGTAACAAACGATGGAAGTAGTGCTTATAATATAAGTAATGCATTAGTAAGTGGTTCAAATCCAACAATAACTTTAGTAAAAGGTGTAACTTATACATTTAATGTAAATGCAAGTGGACATCCGTTTTGGATTAAAACTATAAATTCTACTGGAACTGGTAATGCATATAATAGTGGTATAACTAATAATGGAGATGATAGTGGTTTAATTATTTTTACACCACCATTAGATGCTCCTGATACTTTGTATTATAATTGCCAATTACATGGTTCTATGGGTGGGGTGATTAATTTATTGAATGAATTAACTATTCCTGCTGAAATTAAATTTATTGGTAATACTAAAATAGAAGGTAATTTAACTGCATCTATGTTTAGTGGTAGTGGTAGAGGATTATTTGATATACCTCGTTCTGCTATAACAGAAGATTCAGTTAGAATAGCAAGTGGTAGTGCTACCGCATCAATTGCACCTGATACTGGATTTATTGTAATTACTCCATTCACATCATCATTTGGTGAGGATGGTTCATTTACCGCATCAATAGCATCTAAATTTACTGGTTCAATTTCTGTATCTGGTAGTTTATTTGTGAATGATATTAGTGGTGGTTTATTTATAAATTCTTCTTCGTTCTTATACGCTGATGGTACATTTCTTAGAAGAATACCCCGTTCAGCATTAACCGAAGATGCATTAATTAGTACGGAAATTAAATCAGGTTCAGTAACCGCATCAGTTTCACCTAATTTTGGATTTGTTGTAACTTCTCCATTTACATCTTCTTTAGGTGAAAATGGCGTATTTACAGCATCAATAGCATCTAAATTTACTGGTTCAATTTCTGTATCTGGTAGTTTATTTGTAAATGATACAAGTGGTGGTTTATTTATAGAATCATCATCATTCATTTATGCAGAAGGTACATTTTTAAGAAACATACCTCGTTCAGCATTAACGGAAGATGCATTATTATCATCATTTATTGTATCTGGTTCGATAACAGCATCTGTAACACCTGATGAGGGATTTAAAGTTATTACTGATAGAACTGGTTCTCAATTAGGTTCTCAATTTACTGGTTCAATTGAAGTTAGTGGAAGTATTAGAGCAACTGATTTCTTATTTGGTGATGGCAGATTTATAACAAACGTACAAGCTGCAGCAGCACCTTTAATAGCAAGTGGGTCAGCAACAGCATCGGTACAAAGTGGAAATAAATTAATAATAACAACCGGAGCAACTGGTTCTGGAATTGGTTCTGAATTTACTGGTTCGATTAGTGTTAGTGGTTCACTCTACGCATCAGATTTTATATTTGGTGATGGTAGATTTATTACTAATGTACAAGCGGCAGCAGCACCTTTAATAGCAAGTGGTTCTGCAACAGCATCGGTTCAGAGTGGAAATACTTTTATAGTAACAACATCAGCAACTGGTTCAGCTATTGGTTCTAGATTCACTGGAAGTATTGATGTAAGTGGTAGTGTAAAAGCATTTACATTTATAGGAGATGGTTCTCAATTAACAAATGTACAAGCAGCAGCATCACCTTTAATAGCTAGTGGTTCTGCAACAGCATCGGTAGCAAATGGACAACAATTTATTGTAACAACTGCACCATTGTCTGGTTCATATCAATCTCAATTCACATCATCCGTAGCAATTAGTGGTTCAATTACCGCATCTATTTATTTTGGTGATGGTGGTGGTTTATTCAATATCCCACCCGATGCGATTGAAAACTTAGAATTAAATAAAATTAACTCTGGGTCTGGTATAGCAATTATTGACCCAACTAAATTAAATGTAAACGTACCAATAACTGCGGCAAGATATGATGGTGATGGTAGTGGATTATTTAACATTCCACCTGATGCATTGGATGATTTGCAAATTGATAGAATTCAGTCTGGTTCATTTGAAGCGGTAATTTCTCCAAATAGAGGATTGCAAATTGGAACTAGAACATTTGTATCTGGTAACTTAAGTGTTACTGGTGGATTGTTTGTAACCGGAGGAAATGTAATAATATCATCTGGTTCATCGTTTATTGGAGATGGTAGTGGATTAACAAATATTAATATTGCTAATTTAGCATTTGAAACATCACTATTACAATCTGGTTCTGCCATAGCTAGAATATCTCCAAATTTTGGATTTGTAGTAAATACATCATCTTTAATTGATGGTAATTTAGTAGTATCAAATCAAATAACAGCAAGTAATTTAATATTTGCACCATTATTTACTGGTTCATTCTTAGGAACATATAATTTCCAAGGAGTAGGACCAACTGCATCAGCGGAATATGATATCTTAAGATTTGATGAAAATAGAGGATATTTTGTACCTCAGCCTGAAACAACATTAACTGAAACTGTATCATTCAATAGTGTAAGTGATTTAACTATCGTACACAATTTAGGTATAAGATATCCAATGGTTCAGGTGTACGCAACTGGTTCTGAAGACCAAATATTGCCTGGTCAAATAATATCAATCAATGATGATACCATACAAATTAAATTTGCTGGATTAACTTCTGGACACGTTGTAATTGGAAGTGGTGGTTCATTAATTAATGGTACAATACCGGGTGATAGAGTATTTGGGAATGTACTATCCGCATCATACGCAATTAGAGCTGGTGTAGCTGAAAGTGTTGTTGGGTTTGATTCTGCATCATTATCAGCATTAGGTGATTTACAAAACTTTGTAAGAAATTCACAAACATCATCGATGAGAGTGTTTAGTGCAGTAAGTTCTTCTTACGCATTAACAGCATCATACGCATTAAATGCAGGAGATGGTGGGGGAACTGATTTATTTGTTTATTATACAAGTTCATTAGTAAAATCACAAACTGCAAAAATTAATTTTACTGGTAGTGGTGTAAGTGTTACAACATCTGGTTCAGATGGAGTATTGGTAACTATATTAGGTGGTGGTGGTGCTGGGATTGGTGATTTACTTAGTTCACAAACTTCTTCAATGTTGGTGGGTACTGCTTCATTAGCATTTACCGCATCATACGCTCTTTACGCTCTAAATGCGGAAGGAGTAAATACGGCATCATTCTTACAAGTAAATAAAGATAGTAATATTAACGCAAACTTAACTATTAGTGGTAGTTTAGGTGTTAGTGGTAGTTTATTATTACAAAGTTTACAAACTGGTTCATCTGAAGATGTTGTAATTTGGAATAGTATAACAAAAAAATTAGAAAGAAGAAATATAGCAGCTGCTGTGGGTTCTTCTGGAACTGGTGGTACTTCTGGTTTTGATGGTTCTGCTGGTTCATCGGGAACTTCTGGAACATCGGGAACTTCTGGTACAAGTGGAGTAGATGGTACATCTGGTTCATCTGGAAGTAGCGGTTCATCTGGCACAAGTGGAGTAGATGGAACATCTGGTTCAAGTGGAACATCTGGTACAAGTGGTAGCAGTGGAACATCTGGTTCAAGCGGAACATCTGGTTCAAGCGGAAGTAGTGGAACATCTGGTTCAAGCGGAACATCTGGTTCAAGCGGAAGTAGTGGAACTAGTGGTTCTACTGGTTCGTCTGGAAGTAGTGGAACATCTGGTTCATCTGGAAGTAGCGGAACTTCAGGAAGTAGCGGAACATCCGGAACAACTGGTTCTGAAGGTACATCTGGAACGTCTGGAACATCTGGGTCATCTGGTTCATCTGGAAGTAGTGGTAGTGGTGGAACATCTGGAACAAGCGGTACATCTGGAACATCTGGTACATCTGGAACATCTGGTACATCAGGCTCTTCTGGTAGTGGTGGAACATCAGGAACATCTGGAACAAGTGGTTCATCTGGTACTTCTGGAACAGCTGGTAGTGGTGGTTCTTCTGGAAGTAGTGGTAGTGGTGGTTCTTCTGGAAGTAGTGGAAGTAGTGGTAGTGGTGGTTCATCTGGAACTTCTGGAACATCTGGTAGTGGAGGTTCATCTGGTACTTCTGGAACAGCTGGTAGTGGTGGTTCTTCTGGAAGTAGTGGTAGTGGTGGTTCATCCGGAACTTCTGGAACATCGGGAACATCAGGTTCATCGGCAACTGCTGGTACTGGTGGTACATCTGGTAGTAGTGGAAGTGGTGGTTCATCTGGAACAAGTGGAGTAAGTGGAACATCCGGAACTTCTGGAACTTCTGGAACAAGCGGTACATCAGGTAGTAATGGTATAAGTGGAACATCGGGAACATCTGGTACAAGTGGTAGTGGTGGTACATCCGGAACTTCTGGAACATCGGGAACAACTGGTTCAGCTGGAACGTCTGGTACAAGCGGAACTTCTGGAACGAGTGGAAGTAGTGGTAGTTCTGGTACAAGCGGAGAAGATGGTTCGTCTGGAACATCTGGTTCGTCTGGAACTAGTGGTACATCGGGAAGTAGTGGTACAAGTGGTAGTAGTGGTACATCGGGAAGTAGTGGTTCATCTGGAAGTAGTGGAAGTAGTGGAACATCGGGTACAACTGGTTCTTCTGGAACATCCGGTACAAGCGGAACTTCTGGTACATCGGGTTCAAATGGAAGTAGTGGAACTTCTGGTAGTAGTGGTTCTTCTGGTACATCGGGAACAACTGGTTCATCTGGTACTTCTGGTATAGATGGAACTTCTGGAACATCTGGTTCATCGGGTACTTCTGGTGTAGATGGTACAAGCGGAACGTCTGGTACAAGTGGTACATCGGGAAGTAGTGGAACATCAGGTAGTAGTGGAACTTCAGGAATAGATGGTACTTCTGGAACTTCGGGAATAGATGGTTCATCTGGAAGTAGTGGAACTTCGGGAAGTAGTGGAACATCGGGTACAACTGGTTCATCTGGAACGAGCGGTACTTCTGGTATTGATGGAACTAGTGGCACCAGTGGTACATCTGGTTCAAGCGGTACATCTGGTTCAACTGGAACGGATGGTACATCGGGAACATCAGGAACAACTGGTTCATCTGGTACGTCTGGTATAGATGGAACTTCTGGAACATCTGGAACTGATGGTACTTCAGGAACTTCTGGTAGTAGTGGTACAAGTGGTACAAGTGGAACTTCTGGGACGTCTGGATTAGATGGAACTTTCTTTGGTTCTTCTGGCTCATCTGGAACTTCTGGGACAAGTGCAACATCTGGTACTTCTGGTACAAGCGGAACTTCTGGTACTTCTGGTATAGATGGAACTTTCTTTGGAAGTAGTGGAACATCTGGAACAACGGGTTCTGATGGAACATCTGGAACTTCTGGAACTTCTGGTACATCGGGCTCTTCTGGTAGTGGAGGTTCTTCTGGAAGTAGTGGTACGTCTGGTTTAGATGGTACATTCTTTGGAAGTAGTGGTTCAAATGGAACTTCTGGAACTAATGGAACTAATGGTACATCGGGAACTGATGGCTCAACTGGTACTGCTGGTACATCGGGAACTTCTGGTGAAAGTGGTACTTCTGGATTAGATGGAACTTTCTTTGGTAGTAGTGGAACTAATGGTACAGCTGGTACAAGTGGAAGTAGTGGAACAAGTGGAAGTAGTGGTACATCTGGAACGAGCGGTTCATCTGGAACTTCTGGATTTGATGGAACTTTCTTTGGTAGTAGTGGTTCAAGTGGTAGTAGTGGTACTTCTGGTTCTGGAACATCTGGAACTTCTGGTTCAAGTGGCTCATCTGGTACTTCTGGTTTAGATGGTACATTCTTTGGAAGTAGTGGTTCAAGCGGAAGTAGTGGTACAAGTGGAGCTGGTACTGATGGTAGTGCTGGTACAAGTGGAACATCTGGTTCAAGTGGAACTTCTGGATTCGATGGTACATTTTTTGGAAGTAGTGGTACTAGTGGAGAGAGTGGTACGGCTGGAACTTCTGGTACAAGCGGAGAAAGTGGTTCGAATGGTTCTTCTGGAACAGCAGGAACTTCTGGATTTGATGGAACTTTCTTTGGTAGTAGTGGAACATCTGGTTCATCTGGAAGTTCTGGTTCTACTGGAACGGCTGGTACATCTGGTTCATCTGGAACGAGTGGTACATCTGGAACTTCTGGATTTGATGGAACTTTCTTTGGAAGTAGTGGAACATCTGGTTCTACTGGAACGGCTGGTAGTAGTGGTTCTACTGGAACGGCTGGTACATCTGGTTCGTCTGGTACATCCGCAACTTCTGGAACTTCTGGATTTGATGGAACTTTCTTTGGTTCTTCTGGAATTTCTGGTACGTCTGGAACTTCTGGAACTTCTGGTTCAACTGGAACTGCAGGAACGGCGGGTTCATCCGGAACTTCAGGTAGTGGAGGTTCATCTGGTACTTCTGGTTTAAATGGCACATTCTTTGGTAGTAGTGGTACTTCAGGAACATCAGGTGGAATTGGTTCAACTGGACAAGCCGGTACATCGGGAACTTCTGGAACAACTCCTCCAAACTTTACTTCTGGAACATCTGGAAGTGGTGGTACATCTGGTCAAACTGGTACATCTGGAACTTCTGGTACAACTCCACCAAACTTTACTTCTGGAACATCTGGAAGTGGTGGAACATCCGGTGAAACTGGTACGTCTGGTACATCAGGTACAACTCCACCAAACTTTACATCTGGTACGGCTGGAAGTGGTGGTACATCTGGGCAAACAGGTACGTCTGGTACATCAGGTACAACTCCTCCAAACTTTACGTCTGGAACTTCTGGTACAAATGGATTTAGTTTAAATGGTACAACTAATAATGGGTTACTTACATATCAGGATGTTCCTGTTCAAGCTAATGTAGAAAGTAATTTGACATTTGATGGTACTAGTTTATCTATAACTGGAAATATAGTATCTTCTACTCATATAACTTCTACAACATTTAGAGAAACATATTTGGATTTGGGACCTGGTACAAATACAACAATAGACCTTTCCCTTGCAAATAACTTTAGAAGACAATTTACTGGTACATCGGCAATATTGTTTACAAATCCTCCATCATCAAACGCATTTGGATTTACATTTACAATGGTTAATGCCGGAGGATATTCTATAACATGGCCTGCTAGTGTAGATTGGGTTAATGGAAGTGCACCAATATTAACATCAATCGGTACGGATGTATTATCATTCTTTACATTTAATAATGGTACAACATATTACGGATTTGTAGTTGGAAAAAATATGAGTTAATAATTATAGTTATGAGTATAGCAAGAAAATTAATACCATCGGATTCAGCACTAGTGTTTCCGTTTGTTTTTAGAATTACAACAACTACAACAAATACAGTATTTACTGTACCATTAGTTGATTTTGGTTTATTAAGACCTAGTCTTACAATAAGTTGGGGAGATGGTACATCATCCCCATTAATAACTTCATCTTCATCATCTGATAGAATACACACATACGCATCAGCTGGTACTTACACAATAACTATTAGTGGATTTATGCCAGGATTTTCGGTGAATAATAATATTAATATTAGAAACCTTATTACCGAATTAGTACAATGGGGAATTGTTGGATTAAGAACTATAAATTTTTATGGTTGTCAAAATCTAACATCCATTCCTGGTAGTGCTACTATTGATGATGTTGGTGGGTACACAGGATTAAACGAAGTTGTTAATTTTACATCGTTTTTTCAAGCAACTAGATTGGCAAATATACCCGCTGATATATTTGATTATTCACCAAACGCAACAACATTTTCCAACGCATTTGCATCAATATTAACATTAACTGGAGTACCAACTGGATTATTTGACAATGTGCCAAACGCAACAACATTTGCATCTTGTTTCTTTGCATGTCCGGCATTAACATCAGTACCATCTACATTATTTGACCAAAATATAAACGCATCAAATTTTTCTGGTACTTTTAGAAATTGTAGAGCTCTTACAAACGTATTACAATTTACGAATAATATAAATGCATTAGTTTTTACTAACTGCTACAATATGAGTTCTACATCAAACGCCCTAACAGGAACAGCACCTGAATTATGGAATAGAACACCAACTCCATCTGGAACTGATTGTTTTAATAATTGTGTTAATTTAACAAATTTCGCAACAATACCTGCAAACTTTAAGTAATATGTATTTAAGAATTATAAATGAAACCATAAACTATCCTTATACTATTAAGGAATTGAGAGAAGCATATCCTAATGTAAGTTTACCAGCCGAATTATCGGAAGAAGCTTTAAGTGAATGGGGTGTATATTTCGTAACATCAACCCCAATGCCAAATGATTACACAAAAAATATTATCGAAGGAACTCCTGTTTTAACGGATGGTGTGTATTATCAAAATTGGGTAAGTACAAATGCAACAGAATCTGAAATAAATTATAGATTGGAAAATCAATGGGAAGAAATTAGGTTTATTAGAAATCAATTACTTACAGAATGCGATTGGACACAATTAAGTGATGTTTCACAAACAATAAAAGATTTGTGGACAGCATATAGACAACAATTAAGAGATATAACCAATCAACAAAATCCTTTTAATATAGAATGGCCTATAAAACCCTAAAAGATATGGAAGTTTATATTTATACCTATAACAAAATAGTTAAGGTAAAATGATAATACACAATCCTATATTTTCGGGTTCTATAATTCAAGATAGAAATAATGCTTTTGCGGATTTAAGTGGTTCGTTTACTGGTTCTTTAACTGGTTCATTTAAAGGTACAATTGATGTTCAACAAGCATCATTTGCAAATTTAAGTATAACTAATAAATTATCGGTAAGTGGTTCTTTAATAATGACCGGCTCGATGAATTTAACAGCAGGTGGGTATTTGGTTGATAACGTAAACGTATTGGATTCAGCAATAGCCTTTGCAATAGCATTGGGATAAAAATAAAATAAAATGGCAAATACATTTAAAAATAGTATAAATAGTTCAATCGGAACAACGGGTGTTAAAGTTTACGAAGCACCAATAGGGTCTTCTGCAACGGTAATTGGTGTGAATGTAGCTAATGCAAATTCTAATAACATTTCAGTTAGTGTGATGATGAAAGATATATCAGCAAACAAAGTTGTGTATGTTGTAAAGGATGCGTTAATAGTGCCTGGTAGTTCTAACGTATTAGTTGGTGGTGAACAAAAGTTAGTTTTGGAAAGTGGAGATTTTCTTTCAGTAACATCATCATTGGCTAATTCGGCAGATGCAATTGTTTCAGTATTGGAGATAACATAAAAGTTTTAATGAATGGAATATTTGGGTAAAAGTCCTAATGGGTTAAATCAACTAAGTTCATCCTTAGTTGGTTTGTTTGTAAGTGGTAGTAAAATAGTAGAGTTTTCATCAGCATCACTAAATGTTGTTGGTAGTGTTACTGCTTCCGGAATACAAGCATACGAAATAGATTCTTTTGGAAACTTACCATTGGAAATAAAATCTAATACTCAAATAACTGGGTCATTGGCAATATCATCTTCAATAAGTTCATCTTTATTTAGAGGAGATGGTAGTGGATTGTTTAACTTATCAGCTGGAGCTTTAGGAGACCTAAATCAAATTAAATCAGGTTCTGCAATTGCACAAATTTCACCTAATAATGGATTGGTAATAAACGTACCAACTTCAATAAGTGGTGGATTAGCAGTAAACGGAAATTCAAATGTAACTGGTTCGATTGTAATAACACAAAACCTAAACGTTGGTGGCAGAATTACAGCAACCGAATTACATACAACCTTTATTTCATCATCTGTAATATTTTCATCTGGTTCAAATAAATTTGGTGACAACGTTATTGATAGACAAGAAATAACTGGTTCTCTTAATGTAAGTGGTTCTATCTTTGTAGGTGGGGAGACAATACCAACCGATAATACAACAAATGAGGTTTTGGTATTGAATACTACAACTGGTAGAATTAGTAGAAGATTTGCAGCTGCAACTTCTGGTACATCGGGAACTTCTGGAACGTCTGGTACATCGGGAACTTCTGGAACAAGTGGTACATCTGGTTCAACTGGTTCATCCGGAACATCTGGTTCATCTGGAACTTCTGGGAGTAGTGGAACGTCTGGAACGTCTGGTACATCAGGAACATCTGGAACAAGTGGTACATCAGGAACATCTGGAACTTCTGGTACACGTGGTACTTCTGGTACAAGTGGTACATCTGGTAGTAGTGGAACATCCGGCACATCTGGTACATCAGGAACATCCGGAACAAGAGGTACATCAGGAACTTCTGGAACTTCTGGAACTTCTGGTACATCTGGACAAAGTGGAACTTCTGGTAGTAGTGGTACTTCGGGAACGTCTGGAACATCTGGTTTAACTGGTAGTAGTGGTACAAGTGGAATAAGTGGAAGTAGTGGTACATCTGGTACATCCGGAACTTCTGGAAGTAGTGGTACAAGCGGAACAAGTGGTACAAGTGGAATAAGTGGAAGTAGTGGTACAAGCGGAACAAGTGGCACAAGCGGAATAAGTGGAAGTAGTGGTACAAGCGGTACAAGTGGTACATCTGGTACAAGTGGAATAAGTGGAACAGCAGGAACATCTGGTACAAGCGGAACAAGTGGTACATCTGGTTCAACTGGTTCTTCTGGAATAACTGGAGCTGGTGGATTAGGTGGTACAAATGGTACGGGAGGAACTTCTGGAACGAGTGGTACATCTGGTACATCCGGAACTTCTGGAACATCGGGAACTTCTGGTACAAGTGGTATAGGAGGAGCAAGTGGTTCAAGTGGAACATCTGGAACATCTGGAACTTCTGGTACACGTGGTACTTCTGGTACAAGTGGTACATCTGGTTCGTCTGGTACAAGCGGAGCTAGTGGAAGTGCTGGTTCATCGGGAACTTCTGGTACATCCGGAACTTCTGGAACAAGCGGTGTGAGTGGAAGTAGTGGAACAAGCGGTACACGTGGAACTTCTGGAACGAGTGGTACAAGTGGAGCTAGTGGAAGTGCTGGTTCATCTGGTTCATCTGGTACAAGTGGTACAAGTGGTACAAGTGGTACAAGTGGAACTTCTGGAACAAGCGGTGTGAGTGGAAGTAGTGGAACTTCTGGTACACGTGGTACTTCTGGTACATCGGGAACTTCTGGAACAAGCGGAGCTAGTGGAAGTGCTGGTTCATCTGGTACAAGTGGTACAAGTGGAACTTCTGGTACAAGTGGTGTAAGTGGAAGTAGCGGTACAAGTGGAACTTCTGGAACAAGCGGAAGTAGTGGTACAAGCGGAACTAGCGGAACTAGTGGTACTTCTGGAACGTCTGGAAGTAGTGGTACAAGCGGAAGTAGTGGTACAAGCGGAAGTAGTGGTACATCGGGAACGTCTGGTACATCTGGTACAAGCGGAAGTAGTGGTACAAGCGGAACTAGCGGAACTAGTGGTACTTCTGGGACTTCTGGAAGTAGTGGTACATCTGGAACAAGTGGTACTTCTGGAAGTAGTGGAACACGTGGTACTTCTGGAACTTCTGGTACATCAGGAACTTCTGGAACAAGTGGTTCATCTGGAACTTCTGGAACTTCTGGAACTTCTGGAACATCAGGAACTTCTGGTACATCTGGAAGTAGTGGTTCGTCTGGTTCGTCTGGATTATTATCATTAACTGGTACAACAAATAATGGTGTAATCACATTAAACGGAAGTGCACCAAACGCAACCGTTGAAAGTAATTTATTGTTTGATGGTAGTACATTGACAGTAAATGGAGCAGCAGTAATTACAGGTAATTTAGTTGTAAATGGTACAACTACTACTGTAAACTCAAATACAATAAATTTAGGTGATAATATAATCACATTAAATGGAGATTTTACAGGTTCATCAGCACCAACTGAAAATGCTGGTATAGAAGTTAGGAGAGGTTCATCATCAACGGTATCATTCTATTGGGATGAAAGTACTGATAGATGGACAGCAGATAATACTTTATCAGTAAGTGGTAACGTAGTTCTTAGTGGTACAATTGATACTGGATTAGGTGCAACTGAAGTTTATTTAATGAATCAAAATGTTCGTACAACCGATTCACCATCATTCAATAGAATAACATCAACTGTAGCAACTGGTACATCACCATTCGTAGTATCATCTACAACTTTAGTTAGTAACTTAAACTCTGATTATTTAGGTGGACAGCAAAATTCATCGTTCTTTAGAAATTTAAGTGGAGGAACTGGTACTAGTATTGATACTTATGTTGATAATGGATTTAGAACCTTAAGTTATACAGGATATAGTTCGGGATTATGGTCTACTAATATGGGTGGGTCTACTGGAACAGTCCAAATGGAGTTTGAATACAATACTCCTGTTAGAGGATTCAAAATAAGAAATAGAACGGATAATACAACTTGGTCATCGGTTGGATGGGTAACAATGACTACCGCAAATCAAGGGCATATTGGTGGAACAATTTGGCATAGTGCGAATGATGGAGCTGGTACTGGATTAGATGCGGATTTATGGGATGGTTATCAATTTTCTGATTATCTAAACCAAGCAGTTAGAACATCCGATTCCCCATCATTTAATAAAATAAGATTAACTGCTGCTGGTAATAGTTCTGGTGGTAATATCCTAATGGGACCTGCTGGTGAAGGTACTAATAAATTTTCAACTTTAACTGGTACTCACTATAATGCAACATCACAAGCACAAGGAACAACCATTATAGGAGCATATAATAGTGCAGCCGCAAACCAAATTTATATTGGAGGAAATATATATGAAGCTAACCCAGCAACTCAAATAGATTTTTATACACATAATGCAATTACTCATGCTACTGGTGGAAGTTTAAGAATGAATATTAATAGTTCTGGAAATATTACTGCTAACGTAGATTTTAGAGCACCAATATTTTATGATTCGGATAATACAGCATATTTTATAGATGGGGCATCCACTTCAAACCTAAATGATTTAAGAATTCAGGGTGATATTAGAATGGAAGGTTCGGACTCATATATTTGGATGCCGAACAACAACTCACTTTCAACTGGATTTTATGACCCGGTTAGTGGTTTAGTTCCTATCCAATTAAATGGACCTGCTGATGGTATATTCATTGGTAATAACATGTGGCTGAGTTATAATACTGCTAACAACAATAATTACAATGAAAATATTAGATTATACCCAGCTGCAAATGGTGTATCGGTAATTGGATTTAGAGCAACTGCTGGTAGTACGGGTGGAACACCTACTACTTCTATATTAGGTTACTCTGATAGACATGAAACACGTGTTGGTGATACTTGGGAAACAAGAATATATTCAGGATATGCTGAAGCAAGAGGTTCTTATAGAGCACCACAATTTATTGATAGTAACAACACTGCATTTTATATAGACCCTAATGGATATTCAAATGTATCTCAATTAAACGCTGCTGAATTTTTTATTGATGGGTTGAAAGTTTTAAATAGTGTTGGTTCAAATACAGCAACGGGTACTATCAACGCAATTTGGGGTATGTTAAAACCAACTGGATACAAATTATATCCGGATGAAGAATTTCAAGATGGTAGTAACTCAATTCAGGTATACAACAATGCAGGTGGTTCAGCTGTAACCATAACAAGAAAAAATGGTTCGTTTATTGATGGAACTGCGGCTAATATGCCAAATAGAAGTGGATTTGTATTAGAAATTCAACATGCACCAACCACTTCAAACGGAACAAGTCCTGGTTATGGTGGTTGGTACTTCGCAGCAGGTACGGGTCCTTCAAGTAGAAGGTTATTATGTGTATTCAAAATGAAGATACCTGTTGGTAGAAGTGTTGAATGGGCATCTAACTCTATTGGTTCTAATGGTACTGGTGAATGGTTGACATCAAATGCAGGTACGGGTCAATATCAGGATTATGCATTCCTTGTTCATTCTGGTACGGCATCATTCTCATCAACTCACTTCTTTTATATTGTAGGTGGTTCAACCGCAACATTCTATACTTACTTAGCATCTGCAACTGTTTATGATGGTACTGATATTGATGCTGAAAGAACAAGAACATACGAAGCTACATCAGAAATGAGAGCTGGTGTGGGTATGTACGCACCGATTTATTACGATATAGATAATACGGCATATTACTTAAATCCAAATGGTTCTAGTATATTTGGTTCTACCACTCAATATCTTTTAACATTGGCTCATAATATAGCTAATGGTGATTTTAATGATGCATTGTTTGTACAAAATTTAGCATCCGGTCAAAGAGTTCAAATTGGTATGAGTACTAATGATACCGATGGACAACACCATAGAGCATCTTTAAGAGCATATAAAGGAACCGGAACGTATGAAGGTGTATTTGGTATTGCATTGAGACAAGCAGGGAGTGCAAGTCATATACAAAGATTTACATTAAGTGCTGCTGGTGATGCTAGTGTAGATTCTTCTTTCAGAGCACCTCAAATTTGGGGTGATAGTTTTTATGATAATGATGGTACGTTCTTCTTTAGAACAGGACAAAGTAGTGGAACTACTAGACACATAAATTTAGCAGATAGTAATTCAGACCCATCATCTGTAGGTTCATCTACTGGTATTAGTTCTGGAGCTAGAACCGATGGAAATCTTTATTATATGATGTATGTAAAGGCACCATATAGTAATGGACTTGCTACATATACAAGACTTTCTTTAGGATGGCACACTGGTGTTGAAATAGGTGGTAACCCTGCTTATGGTGGTACTAGATTTATGAATGACTCACCTGGTGTTTCTACAACTGAATTAATGGGGGTTGGTGTTGGTGACCAAAACGTAAGAATAACAAATACATTATTCGTTCCTTATATTGCGGATAGAGATAATACGGCATTTTATTTAAATCCGGCTGATACTGGAACTTCAATTAATATTGCAGGTTCATTAAGAGCAGCAAATTACAATAGACCGGCAATTCTTTCAGTATCAAGTGGTACTGGTTCATCTGGAGGTTCTTTGGCAATACAACAGGAAACAGCAGAAGGTTGGACTGGTATATTTGTTGATTATGAGCCATATACTGGATGGGGATTGTGGCATGATAATCCAAACAATATGTTTGCATTTACATCCGAAGGTTCAACTGGACAAATTCGTTCATTTACTGTACCTTCAAGAGTAAGTGGTAATAGAACGGCTTATGAGAAATTTAGAGTTGACCAAAATAATGGTGACGTAATTGTTGGTAGAGATGGATACGCGCAAGCATCATTTAGAGCACCAATATTTTATGATAATGATAACACTGCTTATTTTATAAATGCAGCAGAACGTAGTCTATTGAATAGAATAGAAGTTTCTAGAAATGGTGCATACGGTGGATATGTAGAAGCTGATTTAATAGTTGGACATGGTGGTAATGATAGACGAGGCTTTGGACAAGCTGGTGGTTCTAATATTATGTTACGTTCATCGGCTAAATCATCAATTACTGCATTAGATGAAAATCAAAACTTAGGACAAATTTCTTATGAAAACTTAGCTTGGACTATTGGTGAAAACGTTGGATGGGGTACGCAAAGAGTTGAATTTCCTGGAGATGTTAGAGCACCAATATTTTATGATTTAAATGATACTGGATATTATGTAGACCCTGCTGGCGGAAATGCTAGAATTGGACGTGATTTGTACGTTTCTGGTTATGCTGGTGGTGTTGTTGGTAATAGGATTATTGTAGGAGATACATCAACACCTTATTCGTTGTTGGATGGTAACGTAAGACCTATGGTTTACATTAGAGGTAATTATCCTGTATTAACATTAGACCATACGGTAACATCAAATACAAATCACGGACCTACAATTCAATTCGTTCATAATGGATTAAATAATAGACAATGGGTGTTTGGTTCTACTGGTGATGGTATTTCATTAGATATAGGATTTTCAAATGGTTCTCAAGGAAATAGTAACTGGAATCCACATAATGGTATTGCTGGTTATCTTGGTACAACCTTTATGAGATTCCGTGAAAATGGAAACATTGGTTTAGGTTCACAAGGCGATTGGGGTGCTATTGGTGGTGGTGAACCTGGATATGCAATAGACACTAGAGGACACTTCTATAATAATAGTAGAGTAGATGCACCAATATTCTATGATGCAAATGATACTGGTAGATATGTTGACCCGAATGGTGAAAGTAGATTAAATGGTAGTAGAATTTACCCAACATTGGCAACGGGAAGGGGTTCATACTCCCAACCATTAGCAAACTTAATTTTACACCCAACATCAGCAAGTCCGTCTGGATATGCAAATATTGAATTCTTTTCAGATTATAATACACCTTCAGATGGTGCAGCAATCACTTACTTTACTGGTATTGATGGTGGTGAAGCATCTCAATTAAGAATTCGTTTAAATAATGACTTTAACGATGGTATTGCATTATGGGGTGGATATATTGATTTTAATTGTCAAACTGTAGATGGGCCTAGTCAAGGATATAGAAATAACATATTCTCATTCCAAAGAGTAGGTACTGAAATTGCATTCATTAATAGTAATGGTGTAATGCAAGCAAATGGTGATATGAGAGCACCAATATTTTATGACTCTAATGATACTTCATATTATGTAAACCCTAATGGATTTAGTAATTTTGCTCAATCAAATGGACAAGTTGTAACTATTACAAAAACAGGTTCAGCACCGGGAAACAATAGTACTATGTTGGTAACAAATAGTTATGGTAACCACTCTTGGGGTATAACTGGTGAATTCCGTATTGAAGCAAATGGTGGAGCTGATAGACCTTCTATTTTATTCTCTAACGGATTTGATAGTCAAACATGGAGTTGTGGATACGGATATAATGATTCTGGATTTTTTAGAATTAATCACGACCACGGACATAGAAATGGTTCTTGGGGTACTACTGATTTCTACATTGATAGAGGTGGTAACTCATACTCAAATGGTAGTTCTAGAGCACCAATATTCTATGACCAAAACGATACAGGTAGATACACCGACCCAACAGGTCAATCATTTATAAGAAATTTATGTGTTGGTGATAACAACTATAATCATGGATATCCGGGTGTACTTCAAATAGGTAGTACATCATATAACTATAACTTCCAAAATGGTAGTTGGGCTGGTAGTATTACAACTGGTATATTAGCAAACTGTGCAGATGAATGGGAATTTTCAATACATGATAGTGGAACTTCAGTTGAATCAGTATTCATATATTCTGGTGGAAGATTATTAATGGGAAGAAATATAGGTTGGGGTACGACTTATATAGAAGCAGCTGAATCGTTTAGAGCACCAATATTCTACGATTCTAATGATACCGGTACTTATATAGACCCTACTGGTACATCTCGAATAGGAGCTATACAAATTTCACCAAGATCTTCCACATCAAATGAAATTCGTTTCTATGGAGTTGTTGGTGATAACCCCGGCTCATATAACCACGGAGCTATAATAGAAAGAATTTGGAGAAATGGGGATGAATCAGAATTATTGATATTCAAAGGTAATGACCCTGATGTATCAACTATACATGACCGTTTAAGACTTGCGGCTTGTGGTAGAGTTGTATTCCATTCATATAATACCTATGGTAATGTTGATGATTATATGTCAGCATCTGGTACTGGTAACATCAATGGTTCTGGATTCTTTAATGGCAATGACCTTTATGTAACCGGTAACGTAACTGCATATTATTCAGATGAAAGATTAAAAGATGTTATTGGTCCAATTCCAAACGCACTTTCTAAAATAATGAGTTTACGAGGTTTCTATTATACAAATAATGAAACTGCAAAAAAATGGGGTTATACCGATGATAGTATTCAATTGGGTCTATCGGCACAAGAAGTTCAAAAGGTATGTCCGGAATTAGTTCAACCAGCACCATTTGATATAGAAGCTGATGGAACATCAATATCTGGCGAACATTATTTAACTGTTAAGTATGATAGATTGATACCTGTATTAGTAGAAGCAATTAAAGAACAACAAACCGAAATGGATGAAATGAAATCCGAAATAGCTGAACTTAAGAAACAATTGATGGAATTATTAAAAAAATAAAATAAAGTATATTTATAGAATATAAACATAAAATAAATTATTATGGCATTAACATACGAATGGAAATTAATAGGACTTAAAAAACAAAACACAGAAGAACTTTCTGATGTTATTGTTGGTACTCAATGGACATTAACAGGTACCGATACCGATGGTAATACTGGTACATTTAACGGAGCAACTCCATTTACAATTCAAGACCTAAATGGTGATGGTTTTATAGACTATCGTGATTTAACAGAAGAATTAGTATTAGACTGGGTTAAAAATATTGTAAGTGGTTCAACTTCATCAAATTATATGAATCACATCAATCAACAAATACAAAAGCAAATAGATGATGTCAAATTTGCAACAATAACTGTTAGTAGTTCGGATTTACCTTGGTCTCCAACATCTGGTAGTTCTGCTCAACCAACTGTGGCAGATACTCCACCTGTTTAATAAAAAATATAAAAATTTTTATTGTTAAATATCCAAAGTGCAGATTTATAAACAAATTTGTGTTTTGGATATTTTCTTTATATTTATATCTGTATTTCACAACTAGCAAATACAAACCTAAAATACAAATTGAAGAAATAAAATGGCAGAAAGAATCGTATCACCTGGCGTATTCACAAGAGAAAATGACCTATCCTTCTTAGCGCAAGGAATTGGTGAAATTGGAGCAGCATTTATAGGACCTTTTAAACAAGGACCTGCATTCGTTCCTACTATTGTTAGAACGCAATCAGAGTTTGAAGAAATCTTCGGAACTCCTGATGGAACTTATTATACTGAACACGCAGTACAAAACTATTTAAGAGAAGCTGGAACGGCTACAATCGTAAGGGTTGGTGGTATAGGTGGTTACACCCAAACTGCGCCTTTAGGTATTTTTGCATCCGGTTCATCTAACCAAAGTTTAGGTACTAAATTAGTTGGAGTGTTATATTCAACCGCTGTCGGAGATGAAGGTGTTGGATTTGCATCATCAACAATAGTTAGTAACGATGCAACCGATGGTTCATTTGTGATTAACACATTGGCTGCAGGTGTAAATGTATCGGCATCAATCCTACCAACAGCTACTAATGATTTATCGGATGTATTTGGTGAATCTCCATTTGGTTCAAAAGCTGCTTATACATACAACTATTTTGAAAACATTGCAGCTTTATACACTGGTTCTCTTGGAAATAATATTGTAGTATCTACTGACCCATTACCAAATCAAGTTTATGGTGATGTTAAAACAGCAGAAACTCCTTTTGTTAAATCTCAATTGATTAGTGGTGAGAGATATGACCTTTTCAAATTTGTAACTTTAGGACATGGTACAACATATAATACTAAATTTAAAGTTGGTATTTCTAATGTAAAAGCAGCTGGTGAAGATGGTTCAACTGATTACTCTACATTTACTGTAACAATCCGTTCATTTGGTGATACCGATAAGAGAAAGAGTGTGATTGAAACATTTAATAATGTAAACTTAGACCCTGCTTCTCCTAACTACATTGCTAAGAGAATTGGTGACAGATATAATGAAATTGAATCTTCTGGTAAAATAACAGAATATGGCGATTATGCAAATAGGTCAAAATTTATAAGAGTTGAAATGGCTGAAAATAGTGTTGGAAATCCAATTTCAGCAGCACCATTTGGACATGGAGCATATACAAACCCAATTAGAGCAACAAATGATGCAGAAGCACAACAAATTCCGGCCGTAGTATATCAAACTGGTTCGGTAGTTAATACATCATCATCTCCAATATATTTTAGTGGATTTGATTTTGAAACTGCTGGTGTGGCAGATGATAATAGACAATATTTAAAACCAATTCCTGAAAGTGCACAAACTGGAGCAAACACTATATTTGCATTTGATTCGAATGGTATATTTATGGGTCTTTCTGGTTCTGCATCATCTGATATGGTTCATAGACAATTCGTTCTTGCATTCCAAGAAGGATTTGATGGTTTAAATCCAACCATAAAGGCTAATATAAGTACACCAATAACATCAGCAAACACACAAGGATTTAATTGCGCTACTGCAGCTTCTAATGGTTCAATTGCATATACTAAAGCAATCAACGCTATATCAAATGCAGATGAATACGATATCAATTTAGTTGTAACTCCTGGTATTATTCGTTCTGAACACCCAACTATTACTAATAGAGTAATTGATATGGTTGAAGATAGACAAGATTGTTTCTATATCGCTGATTTTGTGAATGTAGGTGCATCTATAACTGAAGCAACTGAAAAAGCAAACGAAGTAGATTCTAACTATGTAGCAACTTACTACCCTTGGATTAAGACGGTAGATGCTAACACAAATAAATTAATACCAGTTCCACCATCAGTATTGATGCCGGCTGTATTCGCTGCAAACGATAGATTGGCAGCTGAATGGTTCGCACCTGCTGGTTTGAATAGAGGTGGTATTATTGGAGCAGTTAGTGTATTGAATAGATTAACACATTCTGAAAGAGATACTCTATATGAGAACAAAGTAAACCCAATCGCAGCATTCCCTGGACAAGGTATTGTAGCATTCGGACAGAAGACATTGCAAGATAGAGCATCTGCACTTGATAGAATCAACGTAAGAAGATTACTTATCACTGTTAAGAAGTTCATCGCATCTACTTCTCGTTTCTTAGTGTTCGAACAAAACACAGCAACAACTAGAGCACGATTCTTAAATACTGTAAACCCTTATTTAGAGGCAATCCAACAAAGACAAGGTTTATACGCATTCAGAGTTGTGATGGATGAAACTAACAATACACCTGATGTAATTGATAGAAATATTATGGCTGGACAAATTTTCTTACAACCGGCTAAGACAGCGGAATTTATCGTAATAGATTTCAACATCTTACCAACTGGAGCAAGTTTTAACGCATAATACAAAAAACAACAAAGTAGATATTTATTAATATAATAAAAAGGATAATAAAATGGCAGAAATACTAGAGTTTGATAAGATGTTCTATACGAACTTCGAACCTAAGATGAAAAATAGATATGTGATGGAAATCGATGGAATTCCTTCATATATGGTTAAAGCAGCAGCTAGACCTTCAATCACATTTGAACCGATTGTGTTAGACCACATCAACATTAAAAGAAAGTTACAAGGTAAGGGTGAGTGGCAGGATATAACTGTAACATTGTATGACCCAATTGTTCCATCTGGAGCACAAGCGGTAATGGAGTGGGTACGTTTAGGACACGAATCAATTACTGGTAGACGAGGATATGCAGATTTCTATAAAAAAGATATAGATTTCTATATGTTAGGACCTGTTGGTGATAAAATTGAACAATGGAAATTAAAAGGAGCATTTATTATATCTGCAAATTTTGGTGATGTTGCATTCGATTCAAACGAACCAGCAACTATTGAATTATCTTTGGCTTACGATTACGCAATCTTAGAATTCTAAAATATTCCTTACGGAAGCTACCGAAGGACAACCCTCATCAGAAATGGTGGGGGTTTTTTTATTTTCAAAAATTTTAATTTAATGTATTTATATATACAAACTAAAAAAGATATAAAGTTATGGCAGAAGTTAATATTGCACAGCAAACCCCAACACCTAAACAGGTAGAGGCATTGAAATTTGATTTTCCAACGGAAACAATTGAATTACCATCAAAAGGATTGGTATATCCTGAAGGACATCCATTGAGAGGTGGTACTTGTCAAATAAAATATATGACAGCTAGAGAAGAAGATATCCTTGCAAATCAAAACCTTATTAAAAAAGGTATTGTATTAGATAAACTATTTGAATCGGTTCTAGTTGAACCTGGAGTAAATCCAAATGATATCTATATTGGTGATAAAAACGCTATTTTAATGGCAACTCGTATTTTAGGATATGGTGCTGATTATCAAATAGAAATGACTGACCCATTTTCATTAGAAAAGCAAACTGTTGTTATTGATTTAGGTAAAGTTCAAACAAAAGATGTTGATGATGATGTATTAAATTCAAAAAATAGATATACATTCAAATTACCATCAACTGGAACTGAAGTTATTTTTAAATTACTTACACATGGTGATGAGCAAGAAATTACAAAAGAAATACAAGCTTTAGAAAAATTAAATAAGAATTCTGGCACATCATTTGATGTTACAACTCGTTTGAAATATATGATTGTTTCAGTAGATGGTAATGAGGATAGAGGTTTTGTAAATAGATGGGTAGTTAATTCATTTTTAGCAAAGGATACAAAAGCATTTAGAGCTTATGTTAAAGAAATATCACCCGATTTGGATATGAAATTCCAATTTACATCTGAAATAACTGGTGAGATGGAGGCGCTAGATATCCCATTCGGGATTAACTTTTTTTACCCTTCCAACTGATTATAGAACCCAATTACATTCTCAAATTTGGGAAATGGTTCAATTCAGTAATGGGTTTACTTGGTCAGAGGTTTATCACATGCCAACATATCTTCGTAAATTTTATTTTAATAAGTTGATAGAACTTAAGAAAAAAGAAGCTGAAGAACATAAAAAGGCTCAATCAAAAATGAAATCAAACAAAGTGAGGATGCGTTAATATCCTCACTTTTTTATTTGTCAATATTTATAGAATATAAACACTATTTGTATGAATAATAAAAAACAAATTAAACAAGAAGGTATATTCGATGTTGCTGATAGATTCGTAGCTAGATTTTTCGATGGGTTATCAACTGGAGCAGCTAATAGTATTATCAAAAAAGCTGAACAAGCCAAATTACCACCACATGCAATTAAACTAATGAAAGATATTGAAGATAGGGGTGAAGAATTAAGAAGAATAGCAAAAGAATTAAAAAAGTAATTTAATAAATGGCACTAACTCCAGAAGAAAGAGCAGCTAGAGATGCCGCCCGAGCGGCGGAAGCTTCCTTGTCTATTTTAGAAAGAATTCAAAAATATAGAACTAGAATTCTTGAGTTACAAACAAAAGAAGGAGAGTTGAGTTCTGCAGAATCTGATGAACTATACAAACAAGAAATACTTCTTGCTAAAAATATTGCTATTCAAGAAAAAAGAGCAAAACGGCTGTTGGGTACTAAGCAAGTTGAACTTGATATAGCTAACGCATACGCACAGCAAGCAGATGGGTTATCTTCAATTTCAAAAGTATATAAAGGATTAACAGATGTTCAGAAGCAAAGTTTAGTAACTGTACAATCATCATTATCATCTGTCCAAGCTTCATTAATAGCTGATGAAAATAAAAAAGTATTATTAGATAGTACTTTAACTGGTATATCAGAATTGCAAGGATTGCAGCAAAAAATGGCAGAAACTGGACCGGAAGATGTGGAAACTCAAAAATCCATTTCAACTGCGTATGATGCTCAACTTAATAAGTTAAGAGAGGCCATTACAGTAAAAGAATCAATCGGTGAAATTACAGAAGCAGAAGCTAATGCATTATTAGCATCGTTAGATACACAACAAAATAGTTTGGCTGCGGCCCAAAAATATGGTACGATTACTAAGGAAACCAAAGAATTAATAGAGGCACAAATTCAGGCATACGAAGGTGTAAAAAAATCAATAAGAGGAGTACTTGGTACTTTATCTATGATAACAAAAGGACCAATGGGAGCATTGGGTGTGGGATTGTTAGGAGCAGGATTTGCGGCAGATAAGTTAGGAAAAAATATTAGAAGTTTTGGTGGATTTATTGATTCCGCCCAATTTTCAGCATTAGGACTTAGTTTTATATTTGATGATGCGGAAGAAACAGCAAAATCGTTATCAAAAGAATTTGGTGGATTAAAAGATGTAACCTTTAGTACTCAATTAAATACTAATTTAATGGCTACTAATATGGGTATTAGTGGTAACGAAGCAGCTAGTATAGTTGGTAGTTTTGCAAGAATGAACGATGGTTCAGCTTCAACTGCTATGGATATGGCAGCCACAACAAAAGAAATGGCAAAGGCAGCTGGTGTTCCTGTTGACCAGGTAATGAAAGATGTTGCTGGTTCTGCTCAAGCTTTTGCGGAATATGGTAAAGATGGTGGATTGAATATAGCTAAGGCTGCTGTATCAGCTGCTAAATTGGGAGTGGGTATGGACTCATTAACCAAAGTAACTGATTCCCTTTTAGATTTTGAAACATCAATAAATAGTGAATTGGAATTAGGTGCTATGCTTGGTAGAAATATTAATTTAGATAGAGCAAGAGCATTAGCATACGAAGGAAACATAGGTGGGGCTGTAAAAGAAACATTACAAAGTTTAGGTGGTATAGAAGAATTCAATAAAATGGATATCTTCCAAAAGAGAAAGGCGGCTGAATTATTGGGATTATCAGTTGAAGAATTCCAAAAGATGGCGGCTAATTCTGATAAATTAAATGATGATGGCACTGTTCAAGTTTCTACATTTAATCAAATTACAGAAGCTATAACAGCATCTGCAACCGCATCTGGTGGATTTTTAAAAACTATGGGTGGGTTGGTGTTAGGAGCTGCACAAATGGGTGGTTCTTTTGCACAAATGGGTATGGATGTGAAAGGTATGGCTTCGGGAGCACTTGACAAAATTAAAGGTTTCTTTGGAGGAGCAAAACCACCAATTCCTACACCTGACACTTCAATAACAGGACCACTAACCAAAGATGGTTTACCTGATAAACGTTTTAAAGCAAACCGATTACCAACAACACCAGCAACTCCACCATCACCAACAACAATGGCACCACAAGCACAAACGGGACCCGCTGACCAGGCAAATAAAATGTCTAAGATAAAAAGCGGAGATTTAATTAAAGGTGCGGTAGCATTATTGATATTAGCAGCAGCTTTATTTGTTGCAGCAAAAGCATTTCAAGAATTCGGAGAAGTTACTTGGGAGTCGGTTGGTATGGGATTAGTTGCATTGGCCGGATTAGCTGGTATTGCATTTATATTATCTAAAGCACAAGGAGCTATGTTGCAAGGTGCAGTTGCAGTTGCCGTTTTAGGAGCAGCTTTAATACCATTTGCATTTGCTATGAGTTTAATTGAAAATTTAAAAATAGATGCTGTATTAGCAGCCGCAGCCGGACTAGTTATGTTTGGGTTAGCAGCAGCTGGTATAGGTATGATATTACCACTTATATTAGCAGGTTCTGTTGGTATTGCAGCATTGGGCGCATCTATGATATTATTTGGTGCAGGGTTAATGCTTGTATCAGGAGGTATGGGTGCTATATCAGCGGTTATACCATTTGTTACTGAACAAATATCGGCATTATCACAAATTGATTTTCTACCAATATTAGGTTTAGCTGGGGCTTTAACTATATTATCAATAGCATTAGCAGCAGTTGCTGTTACTGGAATGATGGCACTACCTGCATTACTTGCTTTAGGATTGATAGCAGGAGGAGCAGCCGCAATTATGGGTGGTGGTGAAGGTGAGAGTGGTGATAGAACCGGTGAGTTGATTGATGAAATAAAAGGATTGAGAGCAGATTTAATAGCTGGTAAAATAGCAGTAAATATAGACGGACAAAAAGTTACTTCTAATGTAGGTAAAGTTGTATCTAGAATTAGTTCCAATTCATACGCTAAAGTATAACGATGGGAAAGACTATTGAAGAATTATTTAAAACAAAACAATTAGTAGATGGTAAAACGGCTGCTGAAAAATACGAAATTCGTAATAGTAAAGATATGCTATTACGTTCTTCTACCGGTGCTATGGATTTACCATTTAAAGCTGTACAAATAGCAAGAAGAAACCTATCATCAAGAACTAGAGAAACAAGATTAGAACAAGAGGTAACTGGATTAAGAATAATATCTAAATTAGGAGGCCCTATTATATATGGTACTGATATTTTTAAATTAAGTACACAAAAAACTGAAATGGTTTCCGCAATGAAAGATTCGGTTAATCCAAATAATTCAGCAGATAGTGGTTTACTTGGTAACTTATTTCAAAAAGGAAAAGAAAAAGGATTAGAATTATTAAATAAAATAGGTGTACAACTACCAACTAAATTAATACCAACCCGAATATCTTTAAATAAAGATTTCAAAGCAGGTAAAGAGCCAGATACAATGGCAACACTTGCTAAAATAAAGCAAGATGGTGCTGGTAATTTGGCTGGAAAGTTTTTAGCTCAAAATGCAAAAGGTACTCCTAAACAAATAGGTAACCAAATATTAGGTGGTGGTATCAATTTACTAAAAGGCGAAGTTAAGAAAAAATTATTCGGAGCACCAAAACAAGGTGCACAAAACCTTGCTAAAAAAGGTGAAAATGATGTTCAATACGATAGTACTGCAAGATATTCAGATACCGTTAATCCAATTGATGAAGATTATTTCAAAAGAAATGACCTTTCATCTATATTAGTAGCACAGGAGACAAAACAGAATGCTGACCCTGCTGTACAAAAAAGAGTAGATGAATTAGTTCCTAAAGGAAAATCTGTAAATACATCAAAAAATCCATTTGCTAAATTAGGTGATAAGGTAGGTGATATTAAAAAAGATAATGAGAAAAAATTATCACAAGCAAAAAAAGTAGGACAGCAAGAAGTATCAGCTGGAAAATCGGTTGGAGATACTAAAAGTGGAGGTACATCTACTACTGATGATTCTGTAATTAAATATTCGGATACTGTTGATGAAACATCTGATGATGTAACATTACGAAATGATTTATCTACTATACTTTCTGCAAAAAAAGAAAATGAAGCTCAAAATCCTGATAAGAAAAAAGAAATTGATGCAGCAAAAGGAAATACCGCTCCTGTAAATGTAAAACAAAACCCATTTGCAAACTTAGGTCAAAAAATAGGTGATATTAAAAAAGAAAGTGAACAAAAATTATCACAAGCGAAAAAGGTAGGACAGCAAGAAGTATCGGCTGGTAAAAAAGTTGGAGATACGAAAAGTGGAGGTTCAACAACTACTTCGGATTCTGTAATTAGATATTCCGATACTGTAGATGAAACACAGGATGATGTAAAGTTAAGAAATGACCTTTCTACTATACTTACATCAAAAAACGAAAAAGAAAAACAAACTCCTGATAAAAAGAAGCAAATTGAAGCAGCAAAAGGAAACGTAGGTGCTTTAAATGTAAAACAAAATCCATTTGCAAAATCGGAGGATAAAGTTAAATCTGCTGATAAAGATACAAAAGGTGGATTGCAATCGGGTAGAAAGTTAGGACAGCAATCTATATCAGACGGTACTAAAAAAGTAGGAGATTTATCAGAAGCTACTTCAGGTGATGTTATTACATATTCATCAACAGTAGATGAGACACAGGATGATGTAAAATTAAGAAATGATTTATCAACAAAATTACAAGCATTAATAAAAGCAAGTAGTGCAGTTTCTAGTGCAGGTGGTATTTCTGGTTTATCCAGAACTGATGTACAAATGAATATGTATTCATCTCTAAAAAATAAAAATGCTGGTAAAGAAAAATCAAAAAGTTTAAAAACCAAATATGGTATAGAAAGTGCTAATAAATTGGATTTTTTAAATGAAAAAACAACATATACATCAAATGGTCCGCTTAAATTATCGGATGGTACATTATTAGATGATACTGATTTTATAACACTTAAATTTAAATCAGTAGCTACTGGTGAAACTGCAAATTTTAGAGCAACGGTAACTGGTATATCAGAAACTGTATCACCATCATGGGATACTGCAAAATTTATAGGTTCTCCATTTAACCATTATACATATTCGAGTATAGAAAGAAGTGTAAGTTTTAATTTTAAAATGTATTCAACAACCCCTACACAACATATAGCATGTTGGCAACGATTAAACTTTTTAACCGGATTAGCGTATCCCCAAGGATATTCAGGTCCGTATGCACTTCCTCCATTTGTATATCTTACGTTGGGTAGTTTATATAAAAATAAACCTACTTATATCGAGTCACTATCATATACTATGGATGATAATGCTGGTTGGGAAATTGGTTCTATTGATACACCTGATAAAGTTACGGTCAATGGTAAGCAGGTTTCAATTAAAGATTATAAATTACCAATAGTTATAGATGTTTCAATTACTTTGAAACTATTGGAATCAAAAAGTACAACTGATAGTAAACAATTCTATGGATTTAGTAGATTGGGAGCTAACATTTCAACAAAACCAGTTCCAAGTGAATCAACTAATGCACAAAAATCAGGCGATGCTAACATATCATCAGATGCAACTAAAGTTGAATCATCTGAAACTCTTAAACAAACTAATTTAAAAACTTTAAACAATAAAGAAGCTAATAAAGAATCCGAAGGTAATAAATCCTCAATAGCTACTTCAGAAAAAAGAGATGCAGGACCTAAATTTGATGCGTTTGGTAATATAACTAACGAAGGTAAATTCGATAGGAAGAAAGATACAGGACCTAAATTTGATGCGTTTGGTAATATAACCAACGAAGGTAAATTTACTAGAAAGAAAAGTACAGGACCTGAATTTGATGCGTTTGGTAATATAACTAACGAAGGTCAATTTTAAATATATCAATTATGAGTAGATACGATAATAATCCTATTAAAAAAACTTTTGATGGTAGAGAAGTATATAGAACAAAAATATACCCAAATATTCCGTTAAAAGATACTGATGTATATGTAATGACGGAAACTGGTGACAGATTGGATACATTGGCATTCCAATATTACGAAGATTCATCATTATGGTGGATTATTGCAGCTGCAAATAATATACATGATGCACCTATGGGATTGCAAGATGGTACTATATTAAGAATTCCATTAAACTATATTCAAATAAGTAATAATTTTACAAACTAATTTATGTCAAGTTTTCCTAATTTATCAAACATATCTGGATATGTACGAAGTGCATTAAAAAAAAGAGTTGAAAAACCCGAATCAGTATCTCAATTAAACGCTTGGGTTAGGGTATCGTCTGGTGTTGGTGCTGGACTTGTATTATTATCTAATCCTAATTTCAAATTATTTAGAGCAGCTGGTGAGGCATCTATATATGGTGATGGAAAAGCTAGTGGTACATTAGGAACTACTTGGGGTGGCGGTGCGATATATGCAGAAGCCAATGATTCTGGATTTAGACCTAAACCAAATATTACATCTATTGAAATTGATGAAGGGGCCGGTACTTTAAGTAGAAAAGCATCGTTTACTATAACATGTTATACTAAAGGACAACTTGATACTTTATGTGAATATTTTTTAGAACCTGGATATACTATATTTTTAGAATGGGGATGGAACGTTGCTGAATCTTTAAAATCATATAAGCCCACACTAAACGCAACTACGGTGGCTAATTTTCAAAGTTTTAAAACTGTAAATGAAGCAAGAGCAGCATCACTTGGAACTTATGATAACTATTTGGGATTTATAACTGGAGGGGGATTGGCATCTAGTGGGGATACTTATGAAATAACTGTTAAATGTACTGGATTTACAGAATTACCTGCATATTTTATGGGAGCTGATAATTCGGAAACAAATAAAGATGGTACTCCAAAAATAACAGAAAAAGAATATAGTACTGCTCAAATATCTGGAGAAACTGATTTGGGTAAAAAAAGGTTTATGATGGCATTTAATAGATTACCATCAAATAGAAGAACTACAAGGGTTGCATCCTTAATAACAAATCCATCCATAGCAAGTCCATCTAATTTTATAAATGTTGATGAATCTGTAAAAGCAAAAGTAAATGAATTAACAACTGGTACTACACTTTTAGGGATAACTTTAAATAATGAAGAACAACAAACCGATGGAGCACCGGTTGAATACCCAGCGGGTACGGAAATTATAAAAGATGAAGCTTTTATAAGATTTGGAACATTAATGGAAATACTTAATCAAATTGGTATAGAGGGTTTTAAGATAGGAGACAAAATTGTAAAAACTAGAATAAATACAAAAACCACAGCTTGTTGTGCATTCCAAAAAATATTTAGTACCGATAAAGGAAAATTATTTATACCAAATAAAACTGCGCCTAAATTTAGTATAGCTAAGGCAGCAAGTAGTGAACCACCACCAGCGCAAGACACTACGGAAACTGAAGATTGTTCAATATTAAATGTAAGGGATACAGGTAAACCATTTATGTTTCCAGCTGCAGGTAATATAGAAAATGGTGTGGCTGTGAGTTACGGAATAATTCTTCAAAATAAAAGTGTAGATGGTTCAATTATTGGATTAAAAAAGAGCCAAGGGCAATGGGGATTATTAGATGACCTTTATGTTAATTTAGATTTTGCAAAAGGTGTAATGGAAACAAAAAACTTTACCATGCGAAATGCATTATATCAAATACTGAATGGGATGTCATCTGCAGCTGGTGGATTGTGGGATTTTCAAATAATGTCTGATGAAGATGATACCGAATTAAGAGTTGTTGATTTAAATTTAACACCAAGTGGACCACAAGAACCATTTACTTTTACGTTAGCTGGATATGAATCCATTTTTATAGATGCTTCATTGGATATGGATATTAGTGGCGCAAAAATGAATCAGATAATTGGTAATAGATTAGGACAATCAATTAATGGAAGTCAAAAAGATGTTAAATCAAAAGATACAAAAGGATTATTTACTGATAAAGAGGACCAAGTCTTAAAAACAATCAAAAATAGAGGAGAACCACCTGTATCAAAAAACGCAACTCTTCCTGAAGGACCTACTGATGATGAATTGGAAGAAGCAAAGATAAAAAATTTACAATTAATGTTGGATAAAACTGGATTGATGCCCAAACCACAATTCGATGATAAACATTCATTTGGAGCTGGGGATTTAAAGGATGATGTAATTACGGTTTCTTTTAATGACCAAGCGGTTTTTGAATTTTTTAAAAATCAAAATGATGAAAGTGCTGAAGGTAAAGCGGCCGCTCAAGTAGGACCTATTATGCCAATTAAATTTACATTTACAATACATGGGATAAGTGGTATTAAAAGAGGTGATAAATTTAAAGTGTTGGGATTACCTAAAAACTATGAAAAGACTGGATTTTTTCAAGTAACTTCAGTTAAGCACACTATAACCGATATGTTATGGAAAACAGATATAGAAGGAAGCTTTAGACAATCAAGATAATATGTTAGATATTAAACGATACAAAACAATAAATAGACCTGATATAATTTACAATAGTGTAAAGATAAAAACTCATGTGGCAAATCCAATTGAAATTGATTATAAAAGAGGGTATGTTACAAGATATTTCATACAAAAAGCAAATGATACTGAATCAACTATATACGAAGTAGATTATATAGGATTTAGTAAATTCATAGATAATCCATTTTATACACATGTAAATTTAAATTGGAGACTGACTGGTACAGATGAACAAATAAGGGATTCAAATTTTAAAGCAATACGTTTATTAACTCCAAAAATACCAAAACTTCAATTGTATCTTCCAAACTTATTACAGTTTAAACAAATAAAAAATTTGGAAGTTTAATTATTTTTTCGTATATTTGTATTTATCAATATGGGGGTGACTCGGAATTGATTACAATGAGAATTATAGTATCACACGTAGACAGAAGTGCTAGATGTCTTTAAATCTGTACAAAACAATAACCGACGTAGAATTATCTACTTGGAACTTCGAAGATGCTATGGCATTTGTAGGAGCTTACGATTACGCTG